CTCTATTCGTTCAGTGAGAGGTCCTATGGAATAGACGGAGACATTCGCTTCCAACCCAAGTTGGATGGTGTCAGGATGCTCGCTGGCTTTTCGGGTGGAGGCCTGCTATTGCAGTCTAGAAATGAACAGAGGATTGAACATTTGACCCACCTGGAAAAGGCACTGGAGGGAAAGTTGGAGGAGGGTGAGTTCTTGGACGGTGAACTCTTTTGCAAGGACCTGGACTTCGAACAGATCACCAGTGCTGCTCGAGGTTCCGAAAGTCCCTACGCACCCAAGCTGGAGTTTCACTGCTTCGACTATTTTCGTCTTCATCAACTGGACATGCCCTTCATGGAACGATACGAGAGACTCAAGGAAATCATCAAGAGCATCAAACATCCTATGATCAAGATTGTTCCGGCCTATCAAGGAACAGCCAAGGACGCCGACAGGTATCACGACAAGTTTGTCGCCGAGGGTCACGAGGGCGTGGTGGTGCGCGTGGCCGAAAGTCCCTACTTGCTTAACAAACGTTCATCCCAGTGCATCAAATACAAAAAGATGATGACCGAAGAGTTCGAGATTGTGGGCGCCGAAGAGGCAGAAGGCAAGGACCGCGGGACACCCATCTGGATCTGCGAAACCAAGGATGGTGACACATTCAAGGCTCGACCCAAGGGAACCATGGAGAGCAGAAGGGAGATGTGGAAGAACCGAGGCAAGTTGATGGGCAAAATGCTCACCGTGCAGTTCCAGGGATTCACTCAAGACGGCGTGCCCCGCTTCCCCGTGGCACTCGCCGTAAGAAATTATGAGTAAAGAATATAATGATAATAATACATGTAGGTTCTTACAAAAATTACCATAAATGTAGACTCCCCGAATCAATAAATTGTCCTATGTCAGAATTCAATAGAATTGATGATATTTTACGAATATCTGACATTGGTTACGAAGATATCGAAAAATGCGGAAAGGGTATTTTTACTGGTTCTGGGCTAAAATTTCCAGGATTTGATCACCCCATTATGCTTTACGTGGAGGATAAAGATTCTCTTGTTGCAAACATAGCAAAAGTTTACATGAACAAATTTGGTTTTAAAAATATTTGCGTGTTAGAAGAAGGTTTAGAAAGCTGGAAAGAAAGAGACAACCCAACACTGTCTGGTTGTTAATTAGAGAAAACACTAGTCAATATAGTAAATGTCGGAAATCCGTGTTGAGAAACATGGGTTCGTACGTCTTGTCGATACAATGCCGAGGGAGGATCTTGACCATGCCATAGTGCAGGCCGCCCGAGTGTCGTATGGAGAAGGCACCAAGAGCGTCCGGAGCGACCGCGGACTGATCCGTTACCTGCTCCGTCACGCCCACACGACCCCCTTTGAGATGGTGGACTTCAAGTTTCACATCAAGATGCCCATATTTCTGGCTCGGCAGCACATGCGTCACCGGACGGCCAGCATCAACGAGATTTCGGGTAGGTATTCGCAGCTGCCCGAGGAGTTTCACATTCCTGCCGAGTTCCGTGGTCAGTCCAAGGTGAACCACCAGGGTTCGGAGGGCGTTCTTGACAGCCCAGAGTCCATGGTGCTCCTAAGGGACCAGAAGGCGTCGTGCGAACAGGCCTTTGAAGTCTACCAGCGTCTGCTCGACCATGGGGTTGCCCGAGAGACCGCCAGGGAGCATCTGCCCCTGTCGACCTACACCGAGTTCTACTGGAAGATAAACTTACACAATCTTCTTCACTATCTGCGTCTCAGAATGGACAGTCATGCCCAACCGGAGATCCAGTTGTACGCCAAGGCGATGTGGGACCTCGTCAAGCCGCTGGTTCCAGCGGTCGCCGAAGCCTACGAGGACTACATTCTTGGGTCCGTGACCCTTTCTAAATTGGACCTCGTGAAAATAAAGCAAAATCTTCTTGATGGGAAGCATGAACCCTATCCTTCACAGAGTGAGGAACAAGAGTTTTCAGAGAAGCTCCGCGTTCTTGGGATCGCCTAGACTTGTTCGGTGGTTTGTATCGCTCACCCGGTTCAAGTTTCCTAGGTTCATAGGTTTTGGGTGGAGGGATGACCAGTTTTGGTTTTGATTCTTTAGGGACCACAACCTGCTCTTCTGTCTCCTTTTCTTGTGAAGATGCAGAAATGATTGTCTGAATCCTTTTCCATGTCTCCTCGTCAAGTTCTCCACCGCCCAGTTCATCTTCGCGGAACCCGTAAGAAAGGTATATCACCAAGCGTTCTTCAAATGTCTTTCCTTCGAGTTCTCCAATGAGTTGTTGACACTGTTTGTTTGTAATGACGTGATGTTTGTGAAGAGTCATGCCACACCCTTCCACTGGACAGGGTGGATAGTAGCGTCGTGGATTGGTTTCACAACGCTTGTGACATATTTCATCTACGTCACTCAGATAGACATCAAGTTTATCAAGTATAATTTTATTACATATTGAACATTTTGTGAACGGGATGAGGTTGAGACGACACTTGTGATGAACGTGATGACCACAACGTACAGTTGCTTTGCAGACGAACGAAATGTCTTCACCACAGATGCTACACATTCTAAGTATCCTCCAGGTCTTTTCTTTAACGCTTCATCACGTGACCACATATCCTACAGGTGATAAATAAAGTCATCGGCTCGTCTGCAGATCTCGTCTGCTTCTCCACGTAGGTGGTCTTCATGGACTTGCACTTGCCACACTTGAACATGCCGTCATCGTATTCCTCGGGCTTCTTCTCGACCACTTCCTTCTTGGGCTCCTGGTACCAAAGGTCCCATATCTCCTTGGTGTCGAATGTGTTGGGCTTGAGTTCTCCACTCTTGATCCTGTCTAAAAACATGGATTTGTCGTTGTTGCGAATCGCATAGATCAGTGATCGCATTCGACCTGCGTAGAGACGTTTGAACTCTGGATTTTTCCAGTTCGCTCGTGTGTCGTTCTCGCTGATGACCATGACGTTTTTGAAAGGCTTTGGCACTTCAATCATGTAGTCGCTCAGGTTCGACGAAATGTGTTCCGAGATTTTGGCATGCTCGGTTTTGAGTTCGTCGTTCGCGTGTTTCTTATCCAGTAATGATGCTCTTTCTGTACGCGTCCAACACTCCTTGGAGTTGATGAAAATGTCCCGTCGTATCTGAATCAATTTGGTCATCACGTCCCTGCGAACTTGGGTGAGTTTCTCGCGTATCTTTTTCATCTTGTCAAGACGACGGGTGTTCAGAAGGTGTAAAAGTCTCTTGAGAATGCGTTTCCTCTTGGTGATGTCAGGAAGGTCGAGGTATTCTTGTTCCTGGTTGATGAAAATCTTGGGCTTGAAGGAAGGTCGGCGAATGAAGTAGCGTTCCAGTTTTTGGTTGATCATCACAAGACCCTTCATCTCGTTTTCCATCTCTTCGATATCTTTCTTAACAGCCACAAGAAGACGATTGAGTTGTACCCGGACCAGAAGTCTCTTGCTGACCTTTTTGATGGGTGCCACAAATGTTTCACCAACCATCTGGTTCTCGATGGTTAAAAGGCGTTCCTGTTTCTCCACTAACGGAGTCTTGCGCTTGACCAGTCCACTGTCAGTGACGTCGAATATGTAGTTCCTTTTGGCGAGATATTCCATCCAGACCTTTAGGTTGAACTTTTGTACCTCCCTTTGGTTTTCGGTCTCGTCCCCAGGTTTCATTTGTTTGATGCTCCAGTTCTTGGCACCTTTGCTGAGGTGGGTTGCCAGCGTGCCTGCCTTGGCTTCACTCACCAGCCCCGAGGACACGAGCGCGTTCGTCGCGAGTGCGATGGACTTGGCCTCCATTTTGTTCCAATGCCCAAATGGGTACTGTTGTTCTTCCTGAATAATTATTTCAACTTCTTCACCTGGAGGGCTTGAGAGTTCCTATTTCGTTTTACATCGTTAGGATCCTGACCTGGTTTGGTAGCGCCGCCCGCCTTTTTGTAGGTCTTCTGGTGGAGGTTCCAGAATTGCTGTGAACCCACTCTGAAATTTTGATGGATCCTGGCCTTGTACCAGAAAACACAGTCCTCTATCCGGTTGGACTTGCTGGTGTTGTCCAAGACCAGGACCTCATAGTTTTCCGTGCACGCCGTCATCACCTGGTTGAACATATCGAAGTTTGGGAAAATTCCAAAAAACGCCTTGTACAACTTTTCCCTGTTCTGGATCACATTTTCTCGCGCGATGAACACGTAGTCCACATTGGCGCGAAGGTCTGGACTGAGGTCCATGCAGTACTGCATCGTCAACATGAAAAAGATTTTCCAGTGACGGCCGTTCATGAAACACTGGCGAATGCAGGCATCCTTCAAGAAACGCCGATCATACATACAGTCGTCCATCAGAATGAAGGCTCCGACGTCCCTGGACGTGAGATCCTTCTTCCCTGGTGGTGGCTTCATGTTTACCATCTTTCTCTGCCTTTCTATGACCCTCTCTATGATGTCCTTGTCGTATTCGCCGTAGATGAACAAGTCCGGGATGAACTGCTGATACCAGTGGTTGCCTTCCTCGGTCGCCGACATCACCACGCCCGCCGGGAGATGCTTTTTGTGATAGAGGATGTCCGTCACCAACGTCGATTTCCCTGTGCCACGCTTCCCTATGAATACACAAACCTTGTCATCTCCCATTGAAGCGGGATTGAATTTTTTGAGTTGAACGTTCATATCTATTAGTCGTATGTATTTTTTCAATTCTTTTTTTGACACATCATAATAGTATGCGGCTTGCCGTCACAGGATACCAAGACACCTTTTTGACTGGAGATCCACAATTGAGTTTCTATCAAAAGGTATTTACGAAGCGTGCTAGTTACACAACCGAGAATCTTCGCATGTCTTTTGATTCAGATATTAACTATGGAAGAACGTCAATATGCACAATAGACAATGATACGTGTGACATCATAACGGCTTTTATAGTGAACTTCACATTTCAAAATTCTCAAATTGTTCCACAAGATGCAGGACATGCCTTCATAGAGCGTGCAGAATTGGCAGTCGGTGGACAGACCATCGTAAGTCTGACAGGAGAATACATGGCCATCATGTCAGACCTCACTGACACACAGAGAACGCGCATCAGCAACGACGCCATCCTGAAACGCAGCGTGACGCCCACGAGTTATGGATCAACGGCCATCACGAATCAATTCTTGGTCGAACTGCCGTTCTTCGGAAAAGGATACCAAAATTCTTTTCCTTTACTGGCTCTGAATAGGCACACCATCGAAGTGAAGATTACACTTAGGACGCAAACGGAATTGGGAAACATCCCGGCGCCAGATGTCGTACTGGATCTACAGGCAGTCTATCTTAATGAAGAACATCGGCAGTTTTTCTTAGGTAAACAGTTGGATTATATCATAACACAAACACAACTTGCCAGAGTTACGCTGGGCAATCTCAATCAAATTCGTTTCAAAACATTATTCGAAAACCCAGTCAAAGAATTATTCTTGGTGGTGCAAAATGACTCGGGGACTGACGGATTATTTGATTATTCTTCACATATATCCACAAATTATTCAAATTATTCTAATGACCAAGTGACCCGATGGCGACTTTTCTTTAATGGTCAAGTATACTTCGACTTGGACCAAATGACCATGAGAGCCATTCAACCCTACGAATACTACATCCAGACGCCAAGTTACAAGGTGAACATATTCAATATGGGAGAAGGAACAGTCAACATGAGCCGAATTTCCAGTCAGATTTTTAATATAGATCTTGTTAATAATAGCATATCGCGTAAAGCAAGACTCTACGCGGTAAACTTTAATGTCTTCCGCTGCCAGGGCGGACTCGGTGGAACATTGTTCGTCTAATCAAGCCTGATCTCACGACGCTTCTTGTCCGACGTTCGCATCTTGAAGAACAGACGGAGCACGCCGTCGATGTAACTCGCCTTGTACCCATCATCCGATACATCCACGTAACTGGGCAAATCGAATGAGGCACTTCGGTTCTCGCCGTAGCCGACGGTCACCTCGTGGTCGTCCGAAGAAAGCATGATGTGAATATTGTCCTTACCTACACCTGGAAGATGCATCTCAATCTCGAAACCTTCATCCGTGGTGTGGGTACGCTTGTATAAATATCTGTCAGCCATTTTAGTATTAAACTGCTTCTCCATGTTGGGAAGCTCATTCAGAACCTTGGACGTCGTGTCCAAAAGATCATAAAGATCGCCATGCCGAAGAAAAGGTAAAAAAGCCATTGTACTTTATCTTGGAATCTTTTCTTTAATTATCTTCCACTCCTCCCAGTTGGGGGATCGGGTGTCCGCCACACAGACCTCGGCGATCAAGCGCATCGGTGTGGGATACACAGGCAATACCTTTTCATGCGGATAGAATGAATACATGTGACTCATGTGAGGTGTGTGCTTAATAAAAAGATCTTCGACCGTACACTCCCATCCAGCCGCATGTAAGGGATCAAATGCGTACTGCTTCGCGATGGAACCGTATGGCTTGAAATCCACTATGTCATAAAGTTTACCAAGATTGACGGGATCTGGAATCTGTTCGTGGTTGGTAGAGATTGTGATGTGGGGGACGTGCCTGAACTTGTAGACCCTGGTCAGGAGACGACGATTCAGTGGCACAAGCCAGACAGAATATCCATACATTACTATATATGCAGGATCTTTCTTTAAGCCAGAAGATGAAGTTGGCAATCGCCATCGCTCCGACCGTCATGATGTTAGGACCCGTTCCTATCATCCTGGCTTCAGGAGGATCCATCATGCGTCAAATAATTAAACATAAAGTTCCAAGATAACAGTGTGAGTTCAAGCCCAGGTAGCCTCATTCCGAGTGGATTGCCTGGGTAATTCACATTGTTCTCCGGTAGCTCAGCTGGTTTAGAGCGTGAGACTGTTAATCTCAAGGTCGTGGGTTCGAACCCCACCTGGAGAAATACTACTTTTTTGAGAAGATTCACTTGTCAACAAAGTACCGACGGGCCAAGTAGAAACCGATCGCAACGATCAGGCCGCTGACTGCCAGACCGGCCATGCTGCGGGAACCGTCCCTGGACATGAAATTGGGGATGTAGATGGCCAACTTCGCCTGGACCTCTGGGTAGAAGACAAGGGCGACCAGGACGGCCACAATCACAGCCTCGTACTGCTCCTTGGTCAGCCCAAGAGGATACTTCTTCTCCTCGGCCACCACGGGCGTGGGCGCCGGAGGAGGCGTGGCGGGAGGCTGAGGTGCCTGCTGAGCCATAAGCATTTCGTGGGGAGCCACAGACGCCTGAGGAGGAATGATGGTGTGCATGTCCGCCGACATGTGATTGTTCATGGGCTCCTCATAATCGAGATCCGAAATGGGAGTGGAAAATGCCATGCTACTCATCTGCATCGGTTTATCTTGCTGTTGAGCGTCATTATTTTTTCGCTCCAAAGCCATTCTTTGTGCTTCGTAACCAGTGTCCCTGTCAGTCTGAGAACCGGGCTTCGGAACATTCAGACCAGTGCCTGCACCGGTGTCGGGGATGTTCGGACTGTAGGTCAGAGGTGTGCCTCCGCCGCCGCCACTGGAATTCAAATCATACATTTCCATTTCTATTAATGAAAAACAATCATTTGAGCCTGCACTGACGCATCTTTTCTATGGCCCGCTGTTGATATCGTCTAACCTGTGTAGGTGCTATATCCAATGTCTGCGCAATTTGGTCTACCGTTAGATTGTTTATGTAAAGGTACGATATGATTGCCCTCTCACCATGAGACAGACATGCCATCAGGTCCTCGACCTCGTTGAGAGATTCCGATTCCGGCTCTGGATTGTATACCTCGGCAACCGGCAGATAGTCCATAGCCTTCCTGGTTTTCTGAACGTACCTCGACATGTATGACCTTATCCACGGATAAGCGTAGGTCGACAATTTAACTCCCTTGGATGGATCATATTTCACGATCGCGCGGTGAAGTCCCAACGACCCCTCCTGAACGAGATCCTTCCTAGAAATACCGGGTCGCTGGTATCTATAGGAAAGTTTGTGAACCAACCCAAGATTCTGGTGCATAATCTCAGTCGTGGTCTTCATGTTTTCTAGTTTCCGCCCCTTAGCCTTAATACAAGATGGAGCGTGGACTCCTTCTGGACATTGTAATCGGACAGGGTCCGCCCGTCCTCCAACTGCTTCCCTGCGAATATCAACCGCTGCTGATCTGGCGGTATCCCCTCCTTGTCTTGAATCTTTGCCTTCACGTTCTCAATTGAGTCTGAAGAATCGACCTCCAGCGTAATCGTTTTTCCGGTCAAGGTCTTCACGAAGATCTGCATTCTTAATATTAATCTCCAGAATTATAAATGATTGGCATAGTCGCTTTAACTACCTTTTTGGTATTCTTCTTTGAAGGGCTTGTTCACTACAACATCGGCAAGAACAAGTTGACCAGGTTGCAGTTTCCTCAGGGTCGGGAGATATTCCAGTGGATCGGAACTCTGTTGTTCTTCAGTCTGCTGAACGGCGTCCTGGCATCCTACGCCGAGGAGATCGTGTAACGTGAACTTCGCATGATCTTCCACAGTATGATGACCAGTATGGTGATGGTAATCATGTGAATGACTGCAGTGCAAGTTAAATAGTAGGTCAGATGTAATCTAAGTGGTTTCCACAGACGCGTGTGTATGTCTGGGTGACTGAAAATCATTTCTAGCGCTTGAGTAGTTAAATCCTGTTCCTCTTCCTTGCTCATGGACAAGTTTCTTAAAACCAAAAAAGATAATATCTTTGACAAATGCGAGCCAGGCAAACTATTTCTAGTCAAGGGCTGGTCCACGGCAC